GCTGAAGTAGCCGAAGATGAAGCATTGCTTTCTGAAGTTGCTGCATTGGTTTCCGAGGTACTTGCGTTAGAAGCAGATGTTGCTGCATTTGTTGCATAAGTAGAAGCATTTGATTCTGATGTTGCTGCGTTGGTTTCTGAAGTAGCTGCATTAGTTGCTGAAGTAGAAGCACTAGTTGCACTAGAAGCTGCTGCTGTTGCACTAGATGATGCAGAGGTTGCACTAGTTGCTGCATTAGTTTCACTAGTAGCAGCATTAGTTTCTGAAGTAGATGCATTAGATGCACTTGTTGCTGCACTAGATGCACTAGTTGAAGCATTAGTTGCTGAAGTAGCTGCTGAAGTTGCACTATTACTAGCATTAGTTTCAGAAGTAGCAGCATTAGTTTCACTAGTTGCTGCGTTAGTTGCAGAAGTAGAAGCACTAGTTGCACTATTACTTGCATTAGTTTCTGATGTCGCAGCATTAGTAGCTGAGGTTGCAGCTGCTGTGGCACTATTACTTGCATTAGTTGCAGCAGTTGTTGCTACATCTTCTGGTGCTGTCCAAGCACTACCTGTATAAAATTTAAGTACATTATCTGTACTATTCCAATAAATATCACCAGTTGTCAGTGGGTCACCATCATTATCTGTTGTAGGGTCTGATGCTTTAGAACCTAAGTATTGGTCACCAAACTGGTCAAATAAATTCTCTGTTGCTGTTTCAGCTGCTTCGGCTGCTGTTTGAGCAGACTCAGCTGCAGTCTGTGCTGCCTCTGCCGCAGTCTGTGCAGTACTTGCAGAAGTTGCACTTGTGGCTGCATTAGTAGCGCTAGTTGCTGCTGATGTTGCTGAAGTTGCTGCTGCAGTTGAACTTGTAGCTGCATTAGTTTCTGAGGTTGCAGCATTTGTTTCGCTTGTAGCTGCAGCACTAGCACTATTAGAAGCGTTAGTTGCATTAGTTCCAGAAGTAGTAGCATAAGTAGAAGCATTAGACTCTGAAGCTTCAGCATTAGTTTCTGCAGTTTCTGCTGCTGCTTGAGCTGCCTCTGCTGCCGCTTGTGCCGCTTCAGCTGCTGCTTGAGCTGCTTCTGCATCAGTAATATAATCATCTAAATTATACTGGTCAGCTACATAAGTAGATGTCCCAAGACCAAAACCTCTATCTATACTCATAATCTTAATCTTCTACGCATAGATAAAAAACCAGCTAATCTTTTTTTCTTAGGTGCTTTTTTATTTTTTTCTTGTTTAGGCATAACTTTTACCAGTTGTTCCGTGTCTTTTATTTTCTCTTTGATTCCAGCGAGTCCTTAATTCATGTGTTGTGTTCCAGTTCTTGCCAGATTCTGTAATTCCATATTGTACATTTGTACAAAAAGCTAAAGTATATTTAGCTTCTTCTTTACACTCAGGACATGCCTGAGGATTTTTTCTGTCATTATAAGACACTAAGTGGTCAGATGTATGACCATTTTTACATTTGTATTCGTATATTGGCATGTCAGTTAGTATAACACCCTCCGAAGAGGGTGCTATTGAGATTAGGAAGCTGCTACTTTAAATGCAACACCTGACTCATCACGAAGCTCTGCAACACCATAAATAGTGTCAGCTGTGAACAAGTCACCTAAGTACTCTTGTTTGTACTGAGTTTGAGTTCTAACACCAACTTGCTCAGCTAAACATAGAGCATCTCTATGCATCATAACACCAACTCTGTTAGCGTTAGTATCAGCTGAAGGGCAGTTAGAAGTAACATAAACATTAATTCCATAGATAGAACCAATGTTACCAGTCTTGATAGCATTACCATCACCAATGAACTGCTGCTCAGTAAATCTAGCAATACCTAAAATATCGTTAGCAGCGATAGGTGGGATAACTAGAGAACGATTATCCATAGGAACATCGTTATCATCTAGAGTAAGAATCATCTTACGGATACCTGCATCAGTAATATCAGCAGCAGTACCTGAAGACCATGTAGCACCAGCACCATCAAGAACAGTACCACCGTTTAAAGAAGTACAAAGACCAAATAGGTCATCATCAACTTGTGTAGCAAGTGCATAACCAGCATCATCAGTATAAAATTTTCTCATTGAAGCTAGAGACTGAACCTCAGCAATATCTTCAATTAATTTTGAATATTCATAATGCTTGTTAATTGTTACTGTAACTTTAGTGTTTGTATCATCTTGTAAAGTTACTTGTGTATTAGCGGCTTTAGCTGCTGCAGAACCTCTTGAAGGAACAGGGATGTAAATAGTATCACCTTTCTTACCTTTGTGAGACATCTTAGTAACTAAGTTAGCTAAAACTAGATTTGATTTATAAGAGCCAATTACTTCATCCGACCAAAGTTCAGGAATAAAGTTATTAGCAATCGCTGTTGTGACTGTAGAGCCACTTGCAAATGAGTTTGCCATTATTTATTCTCCTATAGAATATTATCTAACACGACCCTCAGCATAAGCTTGCATTATTTCATCAGCGTTAGCTGCGTAATAAGCAGGGTCTCTTCTTTGTAGTTCAATTAAATCTGTCCTACGATATACTTTTTTACCACCTACAGAATCTCCGCTTGAACGAGTCTCAGAGCTAGTTTGTAGAAGTTCCTTATCTCTAGTCTTTTGTTGTTTCTTTTGTACTTCTTTAGTCTTATCAATCATAGAAAGTGTTTTCCATGTATCAAATAATTCAGAAGCAGAATCAACATCATAGTTATCATTGGCTCTTCTGAAAAGCTCTGTACGAACAGGACTACCCTGTACCCAATCTAAAAACTTATTATCCTGTATCGTATCACGAAACTCAGGATGTTTAGCTTCTAGCTGAGCTATACTTGATTGTTGTGCAGCCTTCATATTAGCTTCTTTAGCAGCTAGTATTTCAGGATGTGAAGCAACTATCTTAGCTATAGCTTCTTTAGGATTATCATACAATAACTCTTGAAAGTCTTCCTCTGGTTGTGGTTCAGTATTTGTAGCTTGCTGCTGCATAGATGCTTGTTGCAATTCAAGTAGTTGTTGAATCATCTTTCGTTGTTCTCCAACCTCTTGACCTTGTTCACTCAGCTTACGCTGTGCGTTTTGGTGCATTGAAATTACATCTTCTAGTGTCTTACCAGCATACTTCTCAGGTACTTCATAAGCTTGCTCCTCAGCTTCAGGTGCAGCTTCTACTTCAGTTACTTCTTCCGTAGTAAGTTCTTGATTTTCTGTTATTGGTTCTGATACTGCTTCAGGGTTATCTACTATAATACTCATCTTCTTGGTCTCCGCCCGTATTGGGTTATGAAGTTAAAATATCATGGAGCTGTTTCCAGTTGTTCCATGGTTGTTCTAGTTACATTTTCTAAATTAATAATATAATTTAAAACTTGTAACTTACCTTTGGCTTCCCAAAGGCCTTGCTCATCTCTAATACCATCAACATCGTTGATACTATCAGATATGTTCTTTAATTCTTCCACGACATCTTTCCAGCCATCGTGTTCAAATAAGTCTAATCTTGTTTCTAGTATTTCTAAATCTGTCATTGAATAAACTTATCTACAATTTCTACTTTTTTAGCTTCAGCTCTAGCTCTAGCCATATTAAGAGCAGTTTCTGATTTAAGATGTTCCATTTCAGGAATATTTCTTACATTCTCAGAGTTTTTACGCTCAATATCTGCCTTAGTATTCTCCATATCTAATACAGACTTTTGAAGTTTAAGTAATTTATCTTGTTGCTGCATAGCATCTGGTACTTTACTTTCTGCATCTGATTGATATTTAACAGCTCTAGCATTATTTTCAGCAGCTTCAGAAAGTAACTTGTTAATTTCAGCTTCTGTCATACGCATTTGCATTTCTTGTCCAATAGCTTGTAGTTCTTGCTGCTGTGGATTAGGCTGCATTGCTTGTATTAGTCCATTTACTATTTGGTCTCTGTTATGAATACTAGAGTTTTGGAATAATGAAACTAGAATTGTATTAAACGCAGGATTATCTGCAGGAATACTTTGCATTAGTGAAACCATTTGCTGCATTTCTAGTTCTTTAGCCATAATTCCCATAGTTGAATATGGAATAAACTTGTAATCTGCAACAGGATAACGCTCAAAATCAAATTGAATCTTTCTATGTAGTGATTTATTAATCATTGGAATTAAGAAAGTATTCTGGAAATTCATTAATGTACGCTTTTGTCGTTTGATAGCGGCTGACTGTGCCATAGACATACCAGAAGATGTAGCTCTATCAGCAGTTTGCACATCTGCAGCACCCGTACCCATCTGAATCATAGCTTGTAATGAGGAGACCTGGTTAAATGTGTTAGCATCTGTGGTTCCCATATCTAGAGGCATAATTGCATCTCGTGGCGAGCCATTCGTTAGTAAAGTCTTTCCAGGTCTTACCTCAAACTTAGAACCTCTTGGTAATCTGGTAGCATCTGCTGCCATCATTGGCGTAGTTGTTAGTGCTAATGAGTCAATTCTTGCTCTCATTTCAGCATCTAACGCTTTTTGTGGATTGTATCCTTTCTCACACACGCCTCTGCCCCAGAATTTATTAGGAACAATGTCATGTTGATAAGAAATAAAAGGTCTATCTTTCATCATAAAAGCATTTTCTTCTGCTCTTAGGATGTATGAATCATTTACGATAGTAACAACAGCCTCAACCATTGTATCTTTTGTATCGTATTCAAAATCATCTTTATCTGCATTCTTTTTAAGAAAGCGTTTAGGTACTTTACCCCAGTATTCTGTAATCTTAACACTATCAGACTCATCAGCTTGCTTAGATTCAGGGTCATAACCAAAGTCAACAGTATCATAATCACCATCTAGAGGTACATCTCTATACATTCCAGAGTTAATACCATCAACAACATGGTATCTAGGCTTAATTACTTCATGTGCAACACCTAAAGCTTCGTTAATGGAGTTAGCAGAAGGGTCTATTAAGAACTCTTTGGGGGATATGGGTTCGATTCTTACATCTATGATAGGTCTTTCAACCAATTCTCTAGTTGTTGCCATAGTCCCTTCTACTGGAACCTCCACAGGTGAACGCTCTATGTTTTGTTCTACAACAATCTTTCCAATACCAGTACCATATATAGCACCGTTTAAGAAAATCTCTGATATTGCATCTTTACAACCTGTTTTTTCTAGGTCTTCTTGCAATAAATTGCGTACATATTCAGCATCTTGTGGATTCTGGTCCAACATATCATCTTTAATGTCAAACCATTTACCACGACCAAATGTAGCTTCTTCTAATTCTGCAACAGTAGCTTCTACTGCTTGTTGTAATGCGGGAGATATGATTCTAGACTTCTCAGATTCTCTGGTTCTGTCTTCTTGTAACCATATTCCACGCCATAATCTGTAGTATTCATCCCATTTGTAGACATAATTAGTATCTCTCCAAGTTCTCCAACTTTCTAGTCGGTACATTAGCCAGGATGTTAACGCTTGATATTTGTTTTCTTGGTCCATTTAATTTACTTATAGTAATTTAAGCGTAATATAACATAAAAATTTATTAGTAACCTGCTATTTCGTCAATAGGTTCCCATTCATCGTCAAAATCTATAGAAAAAGCAAAGTCTGCTATAGCTACTTGGTCGATATAAGCTAGTGCATCAAGCATATCATCGTGTGATAAATGGTTAGGAAAGTCTAACATCTGAGAGATAAAAGGTTTCCACTCTTTATCTTCATTAAATGTTATCTGACCATGCTCCATTCTGCCTTGTAACGCCCATGTTATACGCTCAGTCTTCTTTTTACCGCCATGTCTTAACTCATCTAAGTGGACAAAGCTGTCGTTGCTGCGCATTTCATCTTGTAAATAAGGCAATATAGCATTTCTTAGTGAACCAGTCTCAATACCTACAGTAGTAGCTTCATAAAACATAGCAGCTTCTAGTATCTTTCTTGCTGTTTCTTTAATAGACCATCTACCATGTTTAATATCAGCAACCCACCACTCATCAGCATTAGTCTTAACAATAGCAATAGCCGTCTCATCCAACTTAGAACCCTTTAAACCTCGTTCTTTTTCAACAGATTCAAACCCAGCAGGGTCAACAGCAATAATAAAGTTACCCTCTTCAGGCTCTTCACCTAACTGGAACCAATCTTCTTTAAAGATTCCACCAGTAAATGTTTCAAACGATGCTTCAAATTCTTGACGAAACGCCATAGAAGACATACTTTTTCTTGCAGCTTCAATTTCCTCGTCATCAATATATGGATTATCTGTTGAGTTGTAGGAGAATGTTTCCCAGTCATCTTCTTTCTTTGCCTCATTATAAAGTTCATAAAAATGATTCTTACCTGCAGGTGTACCAATAAACAATGCACCACCTTTAACATCGGCAAGAGTCGGTCTAATAATTTGTTCCCACACATTAGGTTTCATAGATGCATACTCATCCAGTACAACATAAGCAAGACCAACACCACGAAGAGTATCTGGTCTATCAGAACCTTTTAAAAATATCTTTCTTCCGTTTACAAGGGTGAGGCGGGCGGTGTTTTCGTAGGCATCAACAATAAGGTCTTGTCCCAACTCTTTTAACATAGACCACATAATGTCTTTAGCTTGTTGGAATGTAGGACCAATGTAAAAGACATCCTTAGAGTCAGACTGTAGTGCCTTAATTAACAAAATCCAAGCAGCCAGCCTAGACTTACCAAATCTTCTACCTGCAGCAACTACCTTAAATCTAGCTTCAGAATTAAATATGCTTAATTGAGCAGGATGTAACTCAACATTAAGTTCTGCCATCAGCTACCACCTCAGCAATAACCTCATCATCAGACTTAATAGTAGGATTCTTAAGTTTCTTACCTTTAGCCATCTCAGATATTTGGTCAGTAGTTCCAACATTAATAATTAAACCACCATCATCTTTAGTGTGTTTAATTTCTACCGCCTTCTGCGGAGGAACAATTCTATCCATACACATTTTAAGACAATGAACATCACCTTTTAATGCTTTATCTATGACTACCTCAACTATCTCTTCTCCTCTAG